AATCTTGATTATGCTTACCAATTCGATTGGCAAGCCTTTCAGGTATTGGAGAGAAATATTCTCCATTTAGAATTGTTACCTTGGCAAAATCTACCAAGGCTACCTTTTGAGTATTCAAGACCTCTGTGGACTTGGATCTATTGATTTCCATATTTGCCCAAGAGCAAATACGGCAATAATTATCCCCAACCAAATTAGCTGGATCAAACTCAATAGATGAAATGATACTATCATCTCCAAGAACTCTGTAGAACTCAGATCCTACATGCTCTTCTAATCCTGATAATGACATTGTCATCAGCATAATTATATGGTGCGCAAACGCAAACGCATCAAAACTTCCTAGGAGACCTTGTGGTTGTCCATTAATTTGCTTATAAGGCGTCCTCGTGCCGTCTTTATGATAAAAGACCTTATCACACGTTGATATGGTATGCCAAAAGTCTACGACTTCGTCGCAGAAAACTAACCTTAGGCATTCCTCTTGGAACCATTGCCACATCTTATCTGTAGCATTTGACCAATCAAAGGCTAACACACTACTCCATCCATGACTTTCTCTATAGTCAGGGTCACTGATTCTACAAGTAAAGGCTTGGCCTTTCTCTTGACTATCTGTACAATCTGAGGGTATCATCTTCAGAACTGAGAATAACCTGTTATGTATATAACAGCATCTGTCTTGAAGCGCACTTAAAGCTAAGTGGATAGCCCTAGTTTTATACTTTCCAGGATTGGGAATGTGAATAGTCTTAATCCAAGGAGCTTGATACCCCTTTGGAGCCACTTTGTTATAGTGACTGACATATCCAGTTACTTCATCAAATTTACAACCTGCTAGAGGGTCTGTTTCAACCATAGACTTGATAAGCGATTGCCTATACTTGAAATTTGGAATGTAAGCCGGATCGGACTTAATACTAAAGTAATAATCATCATCCTGATATGGAGATGAACAATACCTTTTCCTGGACCTGATAGCGTCTGAGATTTCTTTAACATAAGGCTTCTGACCGATCCTTATATCCTCAATAACATGAAGGAAACACTTCATGACCTCATCATCATCCTCCCTAGTAGGTGGATTTGTCAAGATCTTCAGAGTATTTAGCTCTTGAAGTTTCCAATGTTCGGAATCAGGACTGGTTTCGTTATATAATCCCGCTATCTCAACAATGGATAGTGCCAGATCTCTCAACGAACTTGATAAAGCTTCGTCCGTATACATTGTCTCTCGACAAGCTTGAGCGACCTTAAACATTGCTACGAACAAACATCCGTAGATCTTCGGCTGCTTGGTGTTGATGAACACGTCAACAACCTCTTCATTATCCGAAATTCCTATGATAGCGAATTTCGTAGGACAATAGCCTGCATCCTCAAGGGAGTAGACCTTTTCAGTATAACCTGTAGCTGTCCTTGCTACAACGACTAATTCGAGAGTTTCATCAGAGTCGATGATTCTTGCTAGCATGTCGCGGAGCTCTTTGTCTCTAGCTTTACAGCCTTCAACCCATTGCTCTTCAATGCGTGTCCCCATACTATTAAGTTGACTGATGAATAACTTACCAAACCGAAGTTTGGCTTGTAATACAGCCTCTCTAAGAAATTCGTATTGCTGAAGATATGCAATACTCTTACTCCTTGCCACTGCTGATGATGCAATGGTTTCTAAATTTGGACCCGAGTAATTTGGGTTGCAACATTTCTGTTGCAGGTTCAAGACCGAATCTGTCTCTGAATAATGTGTTGCCATAGGCTTCACCTCCAATTAATTCGGTTTACAGTTACGTAAGCCACTATAGTTCTATTGCCCTGAAATGGAGGCGGTACAGAAACCCTTTTGTGTGGGAGTCATCAACCACTCGCCAACAAAGCAATGGT